ACAGAAACCTTTGCGGTACATGGCACTCAGGATCCGGACGTAAATCATGAACTGGCGCACACCCTGGGGCGCAACCACGGACAGGAAAATGCCTGTATCGCATTCAGCTGCAAAGACTTCGGTGCTGATGCCACCGAAAGCCTGTCTCCGACATTACGGGCCGGTAATAGCAGCAACAGCAACCAGAATAGCGGTCAGCCACCGGCTATTTGTATTCAGGGTGCAGTAGTAGGCAGAAATGATAATGCAGGGCCGCAAGGTAAAGGTTACCAGGAGGAGCTTGCATATACACAAAATGCCCGCACCGAGGCAGATATAGTGCAGTGTGGCATGCAGGTCCGCCGACTGACCCCTGTTGAGTGTGAGCGCTTACAGGGATTCCCGGACAACCACACACAAATCAGCTGGCGCGGTAAAGATGCTACCGATTGCCCGGACGGTCCGCGTTACCGCGCTATCGGTAACAGCATGGCGGTACCGGTTATGCGCTGGATTGGTGAACGTATCCTTGCTGCGCTGCCAGTACAGGAAGCAGCCAACCCACCAAAAACTACCCAAACCAACGAGAAACCTGAAAGCGCGGGGATTCCTATGAGCTACCAACTGATTGGCGGCCGCTGTGAGCATGCCTTAAAAAACCTTCCGGATAACTCAGTGGATGCAATCGTAACCGACCCTCCGTATGGCATCGGGTTTATGTCGAATAAATGGGACTACGCCGTGCCGACTGTTGAGCAGTGGGCTGAATGTCTGCGGGTATTAAAGCCGGGTGGTCACTTGCTGGCATTTGGCGGCAGCCGTACATATCACCGCTTGGTGGTAAACATCGAGGATGCTGGTTTTGAGATCCGTGATCAAATTATGTGGATTTACGGCAGTGGCTTCCCTAAATCGAAAAACCTTGATGGTGAGCATAAAGGTAAAGGAACGGCATTAAAACCAGCCCATGAGCCCATTGTTATGGCGCGTAAACCGCTCAGTACCACGATTCTGGATAATGTCACGGAGTACGGAACCGGCGCTCTGAATATTGATCTGTGCCGTGTACCGACAGAAGAAATGCTGGCTGGTGGTTCGGGCGGGTTGTTGTCTGATGTTCGGGACGGCAAAACACCTGCGGGGGGCGAATGGACACAGAACAACGAGGGGCGTTGGCCTGCAAATGTGATCCATGACGGCAGCGACGAAGTGATAGTGACATTTCCTGACGCAAAAGGGCAGCAGGGAAAGGCCAAGAATGATGGTTCCGACAGCGGTAATAAAGTTTACGGCGAACTTAAAAATGTAGTTTCAAACCCGGAACCGCGTACTGAATCGGCAACATCAGCAGCAAGATTTTTTTATTGCGCGAAAGTTAGTAAATCTGACCGTGATGCAGGAATGGATCGATTTGTCGTTGCCTCGGCATCCGAAATGACCGGTGGCCGCGCGGAGGGCAGCGTTGGAATCAATAATCCGAGAGCAGGAGCCGGGCGCACCAGTGGTGCCAAAAATACACACCCGACAGTGAAACCGGTTGATTTAATGCGCTATCTCTGTCGTCTGGTAACCCCCGCAGGGGGAACTGTTCTTGATCCGTTCATGGGGTCCGGCAGTACAGGTAAAGCAGCTATTGCGGAAGGGTTCCGGTTTATCGGGATTGAAATGGACCCTGATCATCTGGTTACCGCAGCGGCCCGTATTGGTCACGCAGTGAAGGAAATGGAGAAAGCAGGGGAGGCTGCGTGATGATTCTTTATCTCAGAATTGCAACTGACATCCCGGCGGGGACTGCAATCACGACCCGCTACATCATGGACAAATACAAAGTGTCACGCAGTACAAGCCGGAACGCATTAGCTGTACTGGCTCATATAGGTGCTGCTGAGGAAATAAGCCGTATCCACACAGAGGGTACTGCTTACTCACTGTCACCTGACGCGGAAGATAAGGCGAAAAAATACAGAAATCTGGTGATCATCATGCGGAAAAACCCGATTCATGTCCGACGCAACAACGGCCCGATCCTGTCCAGCCCGGCTGATATGGCAGAGCAGGGGTTTGTGTCTGCGCATAACCGGTTATTTTCGGCACTGGCGGCAAAGCGCTGGGAGATGAAACAGAGCAGCGGGGTGGCGGCGTGAAGACCAAACAAACCTCAATGGAATTGATTCATTACGAAAAAAGCGAAGATAAAAAGTCAAAAAAGTACATGGTGAGCCATAACAACGGAAAAACAAAGCTGGAGCAGAAGCTGAGTGTTACCTGTGATTTGCTTTTTAGCCGCGGCTTCAAAGTTGAGATAGCTATGGATGATTTTCCGCGTTTCGATAATGAAACCGATGCTGTATTGAAGTATGCCGACTGGCTTGAGCGACTTGGAATAGCACTGCGACGGGAAGCGAAAAAGGCAATTAAGCGGGGTATTTCATGAACCATTTAACCCTCACTCTCCCGTTCCCGCCGAGCATGAACACTTACTGGCGCTCCCCCTCGCGGGGGGCCTTAAAAGGCCGGGTGCTGATCAGCGAAAACGGGCGCCGGTTCCGTCTGAATGTTATTGCTGACATCCTGGAGCATTTTAACGGCCGGACACCGAAACCACTGATCGGTGACATCAGTCTGAAGCTGGTACTGTTCCCGCCGTCGAATCACCGCCGGGATCTGGATAACTTCATTAAAGCAATACAGGACGCACTGACACATGCCGGTATCTGGATCTTGATGTTGAATGGGGTGAAAAAGTCGCTGGTGGTAAATCCGTGGTGACGATCAGCCCCTATGTAAAACGCGCAGTATACGGCTGCGCTTAATGAGTGGAGAGATAAATATGCAGCAGATTACCTATGGTGTCAGCATTTCGCCTGTGATGCACAATCAGGCGGTAACGATGTCGAGCCGAGAGATAGCCGAACTGACCGGCAGTCGTCACGGTGATGTAAAACGGTCGGCAGAACGGCTGAATATTGCCGGGATTTTAACTACGCCGTTGGCGGAGTTCGATTTTGAGCATAACGGCAATACCTATACCGAGTACCGGTTCAATAAACGTGACTCCCTGGTGCTGGTGGCGAGATTATCCCCGGAGTTTACGGCTAAGATTGTCAACCGGTGGCAGGAACTGGAAGAGCAGCTTCAGCCGAAAATACCGCAATCCTATACAGAGGCTTTACGCCTGGCGGCAGATCTGAATGAGCAGCTCGAAGAAAAATCCCGCGCACTGGAATTGGCGGCCCCGAAAGCAGAATTTGTCGATCGGTATGTTGATACCACCGGCTCAATGACATTCCGTCAGGTGTGCAAATTGCTGAAGGTGAAAGAACCGGAATTCCGGCTGTTCCTGCAGGAGCAAAAAATCATGTACCGCCTTGGTGGTTCGTGGTCAGCATACCAGTGCCATATTGACGCCGGGCGGCTTGAGATTAAAACCGGCACCAGCCAGACGAACAACCATTCATTTTCACAGGCGCGGTTCACACCGAAGGGCGTGAAGTGGATTGCCGGGCTGTGGGGAACCTCTCAGGTTGAAGGAGCTGTTTCCTGATGAATTACCTGCTAACCGGTTTTGTTCAGAAAGATACCCGGATCCTGATGTTTAATCCGGGCGCGGAGATCGGCAATTTCCTGAACGGTGCCCGCTACCTGGTGAGCGCGGCCCCGCATTCGATGAATGGCATTCCGTCCGGACTGGTACCGGCAGATGCACAGCCGCTGCTGACAGATGGGCGGGTGCTGCGTTTCCTGGATAATCCTGCTGTGATAAAAGCCGCCGGCGGTCTGTCCGGTTCCCGTCATTACGTTAAATCAGTGGACTGCTGCCAGATTGATGATCCGGAGAACCCTTATCACCATCACGAACTGACCATGACCCGCCATAAAGACGGTTTTATCCGGACATGCTGGCACCACGACAACATCATCCGGAAAGGAGGCGTCCACCAGCAGCAGGCGGACGACATTCTGTTATGTAATCAGCGGGCACTGGTGGCACGAAGTATCTTTACCGATCTGCGGTTGCCTGCCGGTCATCTTCTTAATCCTTCCGATTTATTCACCTGGTCGGTAATGCGCCGTGTCAGTGATTATCTTCCGGCCTTTATCAGTTCCTACATCCTGATGCAGCCACCGGAAGAAGAGATAGCCGGTACCATGACCGAGCATTCTATTGTTCACCGGCCGCGCTCACACAGCCAGGCTGTTCAGGAAATCGTAGAGCAGATAAAGCCTGTTGTTGTTCCGGAGATAGAGCCGGAGCCACCAGCAAGTTTTATGCGGATCCCGAAGTTGAAGCGCTGGGAGTGTCCAAAGTACCTGCAGTGGGTGAAAAGCCAGCCGTGTTGTGTGTGCGGCCAGCAGGCGGACGACCCGCATCATATCATCGGGCACGGCACCGGCGGTACCGGTACAAAAGCACACGACATTTTTACTATCCCGCTGTGCCGGGTTCACCACGACGAGTTACACCGGGATCCGGCAGCATGGGAAGCAAAGCACGGCAGTCAGCTGGAGTTGTTATTTAAGTTTATGAACCGGTCATACGGGATCGGCGTTTTTGGTTAATGCGCTGTACGGAGCGCGGAGAGATGAGCATGAAATTAGAATCAGCACTGAAGCAGTTTCACCCCAAATCCCCTATGTTCAGTGATTCGTCGCATTCAACATCCCCAGAACGGCTTAAAGGGATGGATACTGCAGCGGCACTTGGTATGACACAGCAAAACGCCCGTTTCGGCATGCATGCTTTTTTTGCGAAGAATGATGTCAGCACAGAAGATAAATTCAAAACCATTGAAGAACTGACTCAGTATGCAATGAAAGTGGCACCTAAACTGATAGTAAAGGCATCCGGCAACCGGTTAGCGCAGTGTATGAAAATTCTGTCAGCAATGGCGCTTGAGGATTATGCCAGGTCAGCGGGATCATCCTGCCAGTGCCACTCCTGTGGTGGGCTGGGTATGATTTATTCGGTAAAAGAGGTGGTTAAATATCCGGGGCTCACAAACAAAGATGGGATTTTTATTGTAGCGCCTGACATTCGTAACGAACGGGTTGGTGAAGTATGTGCCGCGTGTGGCGGCAAAGGGGTGGAACATTATCGCTGTCAGTGTAAAGGCCGTGGCAAGGTACCGGATGAAGAACAAACGGCATTGCAGGGCGTTCCTGTGATCAAAGATTGCCCTCGCTGTTCAGGTCGCGGCTACCGGCGCATGCCCTCATCGAAAGCTTATAATGCAATACGGCACTTGGTACCAGATTTGAATGAAAGAACGTGGCGGCGCAACTGGAAGCCCTTCCATGAAAGGCTGGTGGAGAAATGTTACGTTGAGGAAGGTTGCGCGGAGGCATTATTCAACAAAGTGACTAATTGATGTAATTTTAATTATAAGCGTTGATATTTGTCCGGAATTGTTATAGTGTTTTCCTATAGTGGGATTTTTATAACTATCCACACTAAGGAATTTCAAGGCCCCGCATAAAACGGGGCTTTTTTATTACAATGTATTTAAGAAAGCTTGAAAGGCTGATTTGTCTTCTGATGAGACATTCTCCATCTTATTTAGCTTCTCCTGAATTAAATTCAGGTTTTTTCGCTGCAGAAACAACTTGGCATCTTTGAACAATACTTTTAGCTGACTAAGCCTTGTTTCGATGGTGTTGGTTCTTTGTGATATTTCTGCCAGCAATGGGCTTGGAGATTCATCAGGGATGATACCGTTCAACTGTTGAATGTCTTCATAAATAGATGAATAAAGAGATTTTAGATTATTTTCCGGCATGAGGACGTGGATATTCCTCATCTTACCAATGTGTATTGATTGTAGAGCCTCTCCACTTTCTTGAAAATCCCTGTTGAACGTAAATAATAATTCTTTTAATTTTTTATCAATTTTTGAGGTGTCATAACTAATATCTGAATTTTGTGTTTTTGCTATATTTCTTATTTCTGTTGCGCCAGTCTGACCAACGAATCGTGAGTTCGATAGCTTTTCTATATTTATGGTTGCCCATAATATGTCTCTGCCTTTGAACTTAAGCGACTCAAGCTCAGATAGCCATGCCGGACATTTTATCTTCCCTTGCGCGATAATAGCTTTGCGCTCTTCGTGTAATCGGAATTTGTCGAAATCGGAAGAGAGAGTATCAAACTCAATACCAAATATATTTTTTCCACACTTATTACCAATAACAGTCTCAATATTTTCTGATGTTACTACTATATAACCTTTATTGTGAGGCTGATTACAGGTTGAAAGTGAGCAATGAACTTTTTCTTTAACCTCGTAGTAACCGATTATTTTCTCAAGCGTGTGTTTTTCGTTTGAGAGTTTTTTTTGAAATGTGGGTTTAGAGGTAATGCTATCCCACTTATCCAGCTTTACAGATCCATTTTCTGTCTTAAGAAATATCATTAATCCACCTTTTTGCTGAAATTAATGCCTGAAAACGATCGCATTATAATCAAATTTTCGTTTAGCAGGTATATCCAATCGTGAAATGTCAGATTTGCGTGGTTTTTTACTATTAAGTATTTGGCATTGAAATACTCACTTTTAATTTATTCATACAAATCAATAACAAGAGCATTTGAATACGACAGGCTCATTACCTAATCCATATTCGTCCACAGTGCTCTTCTTCTTGCTTTCCCGCCGCTGGTGGGATTACCCGAACAATGCCGCAGCCACCTCACTTTAACCATCTGTAACAATATAAACCGGTTGCGGCATTTCTCTATCACCTTACACACGGAACACTCCGCAGGGGGTGGATATGCGTATGCCAGACAAAATTGATTGGTGGGAGCAGATATTTCGCTGGCTGCAAAATGCCCTCCCGTTTATTGGCGGTTTTTCCTTTTCGGCGGCAATGGCTTATATCCGGGAACGGAGGCTGGGAACGCGCTGGCGGCAGTCATTGGGTGAAGCCATTATGTGCGGCCTGCTGAGCGTCGGAACGATCAGGCTCATTGATTGGTGGTTTTCCCGTAGCGGAGATGCGGAGTCATGGGCGGTGTTAGCGGAATTCAGCGGCGTAATGATTGGCTTCCTGGGCACGAAAAAAGTGTATGCCTTAATCGAGTGGGGCATACGTGTTGTTAAAAATCGTTTTGGAGCAAAGCAATGACAACTGAACCAAAGTGGATAACTGAAGCCCGGAAAGAAATCGGTGTATCAGAACACACGGCAGCAGGTTCCGCAGCTGTAGACCAGATGTGGATTGACAGCAAACTCCGCGGACTGGTTGGTACCGCACGTAAAGTGCCATGGTGCGCCGGGTTTGCGAATGCCTGCCTGGAGCGTGCCGGTATTCGTTCGACCCGCTCTGATTCTTCCCGCTCATATCTGGCGTTCGGTGACGAGCTGAAAGAGCCTGTATATGGCTGTATCGTCACATTCTCCCGCACCGGCGGCGGTCATGTCGGGTTTGTGGTCGGTAAGACAGAATCCGGTAACCTGATGGTGCTGGGCGGTAATCAGTCAGATGCAGTTAATATCAAGGCATTCAAAACTGACCGCGTTACCGGTTACCGCTGGCCGTCAGGTGTACCACTGGATACCCGCCCACTGCCGGTAGGTAATGCCGATCTGTCAGTGAAAGAATCATGATATGACCAGTCTGGGAAAAGTGCGGACGGGTATCTGTGTCATACTGGTTATCAGCCTGCTGCTTACCCTGCATCTGTACGGTGGCCTGAAAGACAATTATCAGGCACTGAAAGACAAGCACGTTGCATTGAAGGCTGTAAATAATATCACCCTGTCTACTGTCACCATCAATCACCGTATCTCACTCGACAACATCAAAGACAAACAGACCGAGGACACCGAGCATGTCAACGTTAAGACTGTTATCAAAACAGTATTTAAGGACAGTGAATGCGCTGTTACTCCTGTTCCCGCTGATGTTGTCAGTGAGCTGCGGAAGTACGCAGACGGAATACGTTCCCGCACCGGTGGTGCCGATTCCGCCACAACTGACCGCTGATTGTGAGCAGGTAGAGATACCGGCTGATCTGACATTCGGCGGTGTCGTTGAGCTGCTGGCCGATGCCATGAAATACATTGCCAACTGCAATCACGATAAGCGGGCAATACGGGAGATAGAAGCGGAGAGAGCGAAATGAATATTGGTGATTTAGACCCGATTGTTCAGTGCGAAATATTACGGCTGGCGCACAACTACGCAATTAATCGGCGTGAGCTTTTGTCTCGAGACGGAAGAGAGCCGAAAGATGAGCATAAGTGGTACGGAGAGCAGATAACCGACGCCACAAAGCGAATGGTATCACTGTACGAACAAACAACGCCTCGCTAAATAGCGGGGCTTTTTAATACCAGAGGAAAAACTATGTTTAAACATGAATTAGGTCAGGTTGTGCAGGTCACCATCAGCGGCGAAGAAGGCCATGTGAAAGCCCGTGCTGAATATCATAACGGCCCGAATCAGTATCTCATCCACTATCTGGCAGCAGATGGCCGTGGAACTGACGGCTGGTTTGATGAAGGTGAGTTGTCCCCGGCAGAACAACAATAACCCATCACAAAGCCTGCTCACTGAGTGGGCTTTTTAATTGGTTACGGAGAAATTAGCGTGAACATTATAACTCATTGTTTATATGTGTGTTTGTGAAAAGGTACTCCCGGAGGGGTACCCTTACCACGGGGCGGCGGCCTCGCGGGAAACGGCTCATTTTCGGATTTCCATGCTGTCAGCAGCAGGTCAGTTAATTCATTGATACTATTGATGAAAAACAACACTGAGGTGACAAAACCGGTTTTGGTCTGTCACCTGAGTGCTGTTTATCCTTTTGATTAACAACAATAAATAAGGAATCCACCTGACAGTGTGAGGTGACAATGTCTAATATCAGCAATCTCGGGGACGCGTATCACTGGAGTGTTGCAAAGATTGCTGAAGCGTTCGGACTGAACCGGGGTACGGTTAAAAAGCGGCTGCTCGATGCAAATGTGGCGATAGCAGGAACAGTGCGCGGGAATCCGGTGTATGCTCTGCGGGATGTCGGGCCGGTGATATTCGGTGCCGATACGGAGAAAGATCATTCCGGCATTCAGGATCCGGACACAATGTTCCCGAAAGACCGTAAAGACTGGTTCCAGTCTGAAAACGAACGCATCAAACTTGAAACCTCTCTGCGCCAGTTGATCCCCGCTGAAGAATCTCACCGCGAGATGGCGACCATCATCAAAGCGATAGCGCAGGTGCTGGACACCTGGCCTGATCGCCTGGAGCGTGACCACGGCTGGCAGCCGGAACAAATCACACAGGCACAGGACGTGGTGGATGAACTCCGTGACCTGCTGGCGGTTGAGGTGGAAAACGCAGAGGAAGAAAACGGATGAGTACAGGTTATGCATCTGCAGCGGAAATGCGCCGGGATGTCTCTGTGCTGCTGCGCCCGCCGCGCCGGATGCCGGTGGCGGAGGCGGTTAAAAAATACATGCGGGTGCCGATGGGCGGCGGCAGTGCGGTGCAGTGGGAAGACACCCTGACACCGTACATTATTGAGCCGATGAACTGCCTGACATCCCGGAAATATGATGCGGTGATATTTGTCGGCCCGGCGCGTACCGGTAAATCCCTGGGGCTTATCGACGGCTGGATTGTCTACACGATAGTCTGTGATCCGGCGGATTTTCTGCTGATTCAGATGACGGAAGAAAAAGCCCGTGAGCATTCCAAAAAGCGCCTCGACCGGACATTCCGTGCGAGTCCGGAAGTGGCTAAACGGCTGAGCCCGCGCACCAATGATAATAACGTGCATGACAAAACGTTCCGCGCCGGTAACTACCTGAAAATCGGCTGGCCGTCCGTCAATATCATGTCCTCATCGGATTACCGGTTTGTGGCACTGACGGATTATGACCGGTTTCCGGAAGATATCGACGGCGAGGGGGATGCATTCTCTCTGGCATCAAAGCGTACCACAACATTTATGTCCGCCGGGATGACGCTGGTGGAAAGTTCACCCGGCCGGGAAATTACTGATCAGAAATGGACGCCGTCATCCCCCCATGAAGCACCACCGACTACCGGTATTTTATCGCTGTACAATCGCGGTGACCGGCAGCGCTGGTACTGGCCGTGCCCGCACTGCGGGGAGTATTTTCAGCCGGTATTTGATGCGGTGACCGGTTACCGGGATGATCCGGATCCGGTGACAGCCAGTGAGGCGGCTTATATTGAGTGCCCGCACTGCACCGGACACATTTCCGGCAGCGAAAAGCGGAAGCTGAATAATCGCGGTGTCTGGCTGAAAGACGGTCAGGACATTGACCGGCACGGCAACATTACAGGCGATGCCCGCCGCTCCCGTATCGCGTCATTCTGGATGGAGGGACCGGCGGCCGCCTATCAGACGCTGTCCCAGCTTGTTTATAAATATCTCACCGCCGAACAGGAATATGAGCTCACCCTGAGTGAAGAAACCCTGAAAACGGTGATCAATACGGACTGGGGGCTGCCGTACCGGCCGAAACATACTCAGGAGCAGCGCAAGGCAGAAGAACTGCTGGCACGGGCTGAGGATCTCGGGGTCCGCTGTGTGCCGGAAGGTGTCCGCTTTCTGGTGGCAACTGTCGATGTGCAGGCCGGGAAGAAGCGCCGGTTTGTGGTGCAGGTCACCGGCTACGGTGAAAAAGGTGAACGCTGGATTGTTGACAGGTTTGATATTACCCAATCCCTGCGGACGGACAGTAACGGTGAGTGTGTCAGGGTTCATCCCGGTGCTTATCCGGAAGACTGGAAACTGCTGATAACGGATGTGCTGGATAAGACGTATCCGCTGTCCGGACACCCGGCGATCAGAATGCCTGTCATGATGCTGGGAGTGGATACCGGCGGTGAAAGCGGCGTCACTGATAATGCCTATACTTTCTGGCGGCAGTGCCGCCGTGACGGTATCAGCCGCAAAGTGTTTCTGTTCAAGGGCGGCAGTCGTACCGGGGCAAAACTGATCACCCAATCCTATCCGGATAACACCGGGCGCTCTGACCGGCAGGCAAAAGCCGCCGAGGATGTGCCGTTATATCTGCTGCAGACTGACAACCTGAAAGACCGGGTGGCGGCTGCACTGAGCCGTGATATGCCCGGGCCGAACTATGTGCATTTCCCGGACTGGCTGGATGATTCTTTCTATGACGAACTGACTTACGAGGAGCGGCTGACCAGCGGCAAATGGGAAAAACCGGGGCGGGGCGCAAACGAAGCTTTTGACCTGATGGTGTACGCCCATGCGCTGGTGATTCTGAAGGGGTACGAGAAAATCAAATGGGATAAACCGCCGCCCTGGGCGCGGTTACCGCAGATTCCTGTTACTCCGCCTGAAAACACTGACTCTCCCGACAATATCACTCTTATTTCAACAACCGAACCCGCGAAACCGAAGAAACCGAAAAAACGGAAATCATCGGCGTGGGCCCCTGTTTCATCATCCGGAGGTGGCTGGATATGACCCTTGAAGAGATTGACGACATGATCCGGCAGTACACGGAGGCGGAACGCGCTGTATTACAGGGCAGAAGCATCACGATGAACGGCCAGAGCATGTCGATGGAAAGCCTGAGCGAAATCCGCAAAGGGCGTGAATACTGGGAAGGGCGGCGCCTGGCTCTGGTATCAGCCCGCAAAGGCAGGACTGTCCCCCGCTTTAAACTGGTGAGGTTTCCGCGATGAAGCTGATTGACAGTGCTATCGGCCTGATTGCGCCGGGCTGGCAGGCATCCCGGATGCGGTCACGTCTGCAAATCAAAGCCTATGAGGCTGCCATGCCGACCCGGACCCACCGTGCCCGCCGGGAATCCCGTAACGCGAATCAGCTGGTGAAATCCGGCGGCCGGTCACTGCGCGAGCAGGCCCGGTTTCTGGATGACAACCACGACCTTGTGATCGGTCTGCTGGATAAGCTGGAAGAACGGGTGATCGGTGCGAAGGGCATTATTGTTGAGCCGCAGCCGCTGCTGCGCGGTGGTGAACTGGCTGACGACCTGGCAAAACAGATCCGTACAGCCTGGTCGGAATGGTCTGTCAGTCCGGATGTGACCGGTCAGTATACCCGGCCGGTACTTGAACGGCTGATGGCACGTACCTGGCTGCGTGACGGTGAGGTGTTTGGTCAGCTGGTGTCAGGCCGGGCCAAAGGTCTGAAGCGGGAAAGCGGGGTGCATTTCTGGATTGAGGCGCTGGAGCCGGACTTTGTGCCACTGAATCTGGATGTGCCGGGCAGCAATATCTGCCAGGGCGTGAAACTTAACGAGTGGGGGAGGCCTGTCAGTTACAGCGTGTATAAAAATATACCGTCAGCCCTGTACAGGTCGCAGGATTTGAAAACCATCGGCGCTGAAAACATGCTGCACCTGAAATTCACCCGCCGCCTGCACCAGCTGCGCGGGCACAGCCTGTTGTCCGGTATTCTGATCCGCCTGAGTGCCCTGAAAGATTATGAGGATGCGGAACTCACCGCCGCCCGTATTGCAGCCTCCCTCGGGATGTACATCAAAAAAGGGGATATTTACAACGCGGACAGTGAGCAGGACGAGCGGGAGCTGAATATTGAGCCCGGCATTATCTTTGATGAACTGGCACCCGGTGAGGATATCGGCATGGTCAAGTCTGACCGTCCGAACCCGAACCTGCAATCTTTCCGTAATGGTCAGTTGCGTGCAGTGGCGGCCGGCAGCCGCGGCAGTTATTCCAGTATTTCCCGTGATTATAACGGCACCTACAGCGCCCAGCGCCAGGAGCTGGTCGAGTCCTTTGAGGGCTACGGCATTTTACAGGATGCGTTTGTGGCCGCAGTCACCCGCCCGCTGTACCGCAGCTGGCTGAAAATGGCGGTGGCAGAAGGAATTATTGATGTGCCGCCGGATGTTGATCCCGCATCACTGATGAATGCGGTTTACAGCGGACCGGTCATGCCGTGGATTGACCCGCTGAAAGAAGCGAAAGCCTGGCAGGTACAGCTGCGCGGTGGCGGGGCCACCGAAGGGGAATGGATCAGAGCCAGGGGGGCAAGCCCGGCTGATACAAAACGCCGCCGTAAAGCGGAAATTGATGAAAACAGAAAGCTGGGGCTGGTGTTTGACACCGATCCGGCGAATGACAAAGGAGCGCCTGACGATGCCAAATCCCGGGACGATGACAAGTAACCCGAAAGCATCCGCACCGGTTAAAAGCTGGTTCCGCATGAAAGCTGCAGCGGATACCCAATCGGCGGACATTTATATCTATGACGAGATCGGCGGCTGGGGGATCTCGGCAAGGCAGTTTTCAAAAGAGCTGCTGGCGCTGGGGGATGTCAGTCAGATTAACCTGCATATTCACTCCCCGGGCGGAGAGGTGTTTGACGGGATCGCCATTTATAACCAGCTGAAAGGGCATGGTGCAAAAATTACCGTGTATATCGACGGACTGGCGGCCTCAATGGCGTCGGTTATTGCCATGGTCGGTGACACCGTGATCATGCCGAAAAACGCCATGATGATGATCCACAAACCGTGGGGCGTCTCTTTTGGTGATGCGGATGAAATGCGGAATTACGCCGATCTGCTGGACAAGCTGGAAAATGTGCTGATCCCGGCGTATGTCGCCAAAACCGGCAAAACGGCGGAAGAAATTGCCGCCATGTTAGAAGAAGAAACCTGGATGAACGGCGACGAATGCCTGTCTTACGGGTTTGCCGATCAACTTACCGACCCGGTACAGGCAATGGCCTGTATCACATCAAAACGTATCGAGGACTTTACTGCTATGCCACAGGCCATTAAAAACCAGGTTTCACCGAAAAATACCGCGCAGACCACACCGGTTTCCGCGCCGAATCCGGCACCGGTCACGCAACCCGCCGCAACCGTGACTCAGCCTCAGCCGGTCGCGCAGCCGGATAATGCCGATGTGCAGAATCAGATCCGCGCTCAGGAACAAGCCCGTCTGAATGGTATTAAGGACTTGTTCGCCATGTTCGGTGGCAAACACAATGATCTGATGGTGGATTGTGTGACTGACACGCAGTGTTCACTTGAAGATGCGCGTGCAAAACTGCTGGAAAAACTGGGGGCGGAATCCACACCAAGCAACAAAAATAATGCTCATATTTATGCGGGCAACGGTAATTTTACCGGTGACGGGATCCGCGCATCGGTCATGAACCGGGCCGGACACGAAGAAGTACAGCCGGATAACCCGTATAACAGCATGACGCTGCGCGAACTGGCACGTATGTCGCTGACGGAGCGCGGTATTGGTATCAGCACCCTGAACCCGATGCAGATGGTCGCTGCCGCATTCACGCACAGTACCTCGGATTTCGGCAATATCCTGATGGATGTGGCCCATAAATCCCTGCTGCAGGGCTGGGAAGAGGCGGAAGAAACCTACCATAAGTGGACGAAGAAAGGTCAGCTCAGCGACTTTAAAACTGCTCACCGTGTCGGCCTCGGCGGTTTCCCGTCTCTGCGTAAGGTACGCGAAGGGGCGGAATATAAATACGTCACCACAGGTGACAAAGGGCAGACCATTGCGCTGGCAACCTACGGCGAGCTGTTCAGTATCACCCGTCAGGCCATCATCAACGATGATATGAATGCGCTGACCGATATCCCGAACAAACTCGGCCGGGCAGCCAAAGCCACCATTGGTGACCTGGTGTATGCGGTGCTGACAGAGAACGGAAAACTGAGTGACGGCAAAGCGCTGTTCGGTGCAGATCATAAAAATACGCTGTCAGGCGGCATGGATGTGGAGACTATCAGTAAAGGTCGTACCCTGATGCGCCAGCAGAAAGAGGGTGAGCGCACGCTGAATATCCGCCCGGCCTTTATGCTGGTACCGGCGGCACTGGAAACACACGCACTTCAGGTTGTCGGCTCCGGCAGTGTTAAAGGGGCGGATGTGAATGCCAATATCATCAACCCGATCCGTAATATCGCAGAAATCATCACCGAGCCGCGTCTGGATGATAACAGTGAAAAAGACTGGTACATGACCGCCTCTCAGGGCAGTGACACCATCGAAGTTGCCTACCTGAACGGTATCGATACCCCGTATATCGATCAGCAGGAAGGGTTCACCTCAGACGGTGTGACCACAAAAATCCGTATTGATGCCGGTGTGGCACCGCTGGATTATCGCGGAATGATCCAGGTGAAAGGCCAGTAATCCGGCTGATCATCACCCCATGAACGCCCGTAAGGGCTTTTTTTATATCTGAAATCCGGCACCTGCGGGTGCCGCGGAGACGACTATGGCTAAGAATTTTCAGCAGCAGGGAATGACCATTGCGATTGTTAACAGCGGAGCCAAACCCGTTACCAGTGGTTCACTGGTACAGGTTGGTTTACTGGCCGCCGTGGCAATTACAGACATTGATGCCGGTGCAACCGGTGACGGATTTACCGAAGGGGTTTTCCGGCTGCCTAAAAAAAACGGACTGGTGCTTAAAGCGGGGGCGGCGGCTTCCGTTAAAGACGGCCAGCTGGTGGATACCGGCGGCGTGGTGATCGGCGTTGCCTGGGAGGATGCGGCTGCCGGTGACACTGACGCGGCGGTGAAGATTAACGTCTTCCCGCCGGCGGCACAGGGATAACGCTATGACCCCGTTTCAGCAGATGAAGTCCCGGATGGATGCACTGACAGCGGAAAAAATGGGAGAAATCATTTATCTGAATGATCAGCCTGTCTGTGCTGTTGAGTTTCATTTTCTTCCGGAAATGGGACCGGTCAGCGGTGACGGGGTCAGTTACGTGATTTTCACCCCGGGGGTCACACCGCGCCGGAAAGATCGGGTCGTTACCGGCAGCACTGAGTGCGTCATCACCAGAGTGCAGCGCTATAACGGCAAACCTCATATTTTTATAGAGAGTGAGTGACATGGACGGGATTCAGCAGGCGATTAACAACCTGAACACAATCAGCGGCACGGCTGTACCGGTCGCCACAGCTCAGGCCGTAAACCGGGTTGCAGTCCGTGCGATCGGGCGCAGTGTCAAAAGGGTATCAGGTGAAATACAACTGCAGCAGAAACTGATCCGCCAGCGTGTCCGTCTGCGCAGGGCAAGCAGTAAACAGTCTGTGCCCCGGGCGCGGTTACTTGTGAACAGGGGGAATCTCCCTGCTATTGCACTTGGTACAGCTAAGGTTCAGTTGTCACGCAAACGGCGGGATAAAAACGGACGCGGCAGTGTGCTGAAAATCGGGCGGTTTAAGTTTGAAGATGCGTTTATTCAGCAACTGGCAAACGGTCGCTGGCATGTCATGCAGCGTACCAGTAACGCCAGATACCCTATCGATGTGGTGAAAATACCCCTGGCAGCCCCGCTGACACAGGCATTTACGGATGAAACGGAGTCACTTCTGAAATCCGATATGCCGAAAGAACTCGGGCAGGCACTGAAAAATCAGCTCCGGCTGTATATCAAAGCGAGGATCTGATGCGAAAACATTCTGCTATCCGGCAGGCGGTGGCGGATTCCCTGCGGTCACATCTTGGTGAAACTCAGGTGTATGACGGGCGCCCGGTGTTCCTTGAAGAGTCTGAGTTGCCGGTTGTTGCTGTCTATCTCACTGACGCTTCACCAACAGATGATGTCGTGGATGAAGATCAGTGGCGGGCTGTTCTGCATATTGAAGTTTTTCTGAAAGCGAGTAATCCGGACTCAAAACTGGACGAATGGATGGAAGACAAAATTTATCCCGCCATGCAATCCGTACCGGCACTGGCCGGACTTATCGAAACCATGTCAGCGGCAGGCTACGACTATCAGCGCGATGATGAAATGTGCCTGTGGGGATCAGCCGATCTGACATATCACCTGACGTATTCAATGTAAGGAAAAATTATGCCTTTACCTCCTAACCCGCTGGCTCCTGTCAAAGGTGCCGGTACAACGCTGTGGATTTATACCGGCGAAGACGACCCGACTAAAAATCCGCTGGCAGACGAAGGCTGGACTCGCCTGGCAAAAATCAAAGAGCTTCAGCCGGGTGAAATCAGCGCGGACAGTTACGACGATACCTATCTGGATGATGAGGACGCCGACTGGAAAGCAACCGCTCAGGGTGAAAAGTCAGCCGGTGAAGCCAATATCACACTGGCCTGGAAACCCGGCGAACAGGGACAAAAAGACCTGGTCAGCTGGTTTGATACCGGTGATGTCCGTTATTACAAAATCCGCTATCCGAACGGCGCGGTTGATCTGTTCAAAGGATGGGTCAGCAGCCTGGGTAAATCGGTACCGGCAAAAGAGGTGATTACCCGCACCATCAAAATCACCAACTCCGGCCGCCCGGCGCTGGCGGAAGAAATGAAACCGGCTGAAGGTGAAACCCGTTCAGCACCAAAAAGTAAAGAGACTGCAGGGGAATAACGAATGAACTTTCTGAAACAGAAGGAATTTACGTACAACGGCGAATCGCTGATGCTGAGCGAATTGTCAGCCTTACAGCGGGTGGAATATTTCGATCACCTGGTGACACAGGCCGAAAAAGAAGCGCCGGCAGAGGATGTGCAGAGCCTGAAACGCACTGCTGTTTATGTGCGTATGAATATCGAGTCAAACGCTTTTCTGGTAGCCCGCTCTCTGTTCAATGTGGGTAATACACCGGGTAAACAGGTTGATGAGATCCGCGCTGATATTCTCAGCACCTGGCCGCCGGTCGCGCTGGAGCAGGCTGCAAAACTGGTACTCGAACTCAGTGATATGCAGGTAAAAACCACAGACGGTGAAAATGCTGAACCGGTCACAGGTCAGGGACCGGATCCGGTACCGGCAGAAAAGTAATCGCCCGTGAGCGTCAGTTTATCCTGCGCCTCGCTCATGAATTTAAACGGGCGGACTGGCGCAGGATGCTGGCGGATATGACGGCAACAGAGCTGGGTGACTGGTACACCTATTTCGGAGTGACACCGTTCACTCATCAGCTGATTGATCTGGAATTCGCCGCACTCAGTAACACGGTGGTGTCACTGGTTGGCGGCAGCAAAGACCTGTCGCTGAATGATTTTCTGTTACTGAAACACAGCGAAGAAGCCGCTGATACTGATGATTCACTGTTAATGACAGCAGGCGAGGGGATCGCCGGAGGAGTACGTTATGAGCCAGCAGATTGCTGATCTGGTCATTAATCTCAGCGCGGACAGCGCCACATTTACTGAGCAGGTCGGCCGTGTCGAGCGTCAGTTGCTGCAGGCCGCCGCCAGTGCGGATGCGTCAGCAGAGCGTATGCGTAAATTTGCCGAAGGGCAGTCTGCTGCTGTTAATCAGGCAGCGAACAGCACACAGGCCACACTGAAAACGCTGGATCAGTCACAGATATTCAGTGCTGATAAGTTCGTTCAGAAATGGAAAGCGGCAGCGCAAGAGATTGACAATATGCACCGCCGGATGAATGAGCAGATCAATACCGGGCGCCGGAAGGATGCAGCCGGTCAGGATCTGGCGCGTCAGCAGGATGCCATGACCGAAAGTTTTTTCCGTCAGATTGATGCGGTTAAAAAAGTCAGTGGCGGCCTTGAACAACTGGCTGTTATTCAGACAAAACTGAACCAGGCGCAGCGGGCAGGAACCATATCACAGCAGGATTATCTGACCCTGATTTCATCCGTCACGCAGCGCACAACAGAGTTACGCCGTGCGGATGAAAGCCTGACACAGCAGAAAACCCGGTTTATTCAGCGCCTGAAAGAACAGGTAGCCACACAGAACCTGTCCCGCAAAGAAATGCTGCGTTACCAGGCGGCACAGCTGGGTGTCAGTTCCTCTGCCGATATTTATATCAATAAACTCCGTGACAGCAATAAAGAGACGGAGAAGTTTAAAAATAACAACAAGATCCTGACAGAAGGCCTGCGTAGTCTTGCCGGTAATATGGGAATGAGCAGGCTTACTTACTTTGGCGGTATGGGGGCCGTAGTCAGTGGGATAGCAGCGGTTGGCAAAGCGGCATGGGATGCTGAACAGGAAGTGACTCTGCTGAACCGCCAGCTGATCGCCACCGGTAATTATGCCGGTAAAACATCAGCACAGCTTCGTCTGATGGCAGATCAGATGTCCGGTGGCTGGATAACCCGGTCTGATATGACAGCCGCGCTGACCAGTGCAGTAGGATCCGGTTATTTCTTCGGTGACCAGGTGTCACTTGTGGCTAAAGCCGCCGCGCAGATGGAGCAGGCTACCGGGCAGTCGGTGGATGAAACCGTTAATCAGTTCAAGCGGCTTAAGGATGATCCGGTCAACGCGATTATGGAAATGGATAAATCCATGCACCTGCTGACTGCATCTGAGTATGAATATATCGCTGCACTGGAGAGATCGGGAAAAACCCGCGAGGCATCAGAATATGCCATTGCCAAACTGGCAGAGGTTACCAACCGCCGTACCATCGAAATGAGTGAGAATGTCGGCGGGCTTGAAAAGGCGTGGAAAGACCTGAAGAAGGTAATAAAAGAAACCGGTGATGAAATGTCAAAAATCTGGCGGGCGCCGACTGAAGCGGAAAAATTATCCAGTGTTAATGAACAGATCGCCTCTCTTGAAAACGGTGATGGGTGGATGACCGATTCTGCGCGTCAGAGTAGCCTGGAAACCTTAAGAAAGAACAAAGCCGCGCTTGATTTTGCTGTTAAATCCCAGCAGGGATATCTGGATAATAAAAATAAAATTATCCAGGCCAATGAATGGGAGAAAAAAAGCCAACAGGAGTTAAATAAGTATATCGAGGAAGGGTTTACTCAGGCTGAAAAAAGGAAGAGAGAGCATGAGAAGCTTGACCGAAAAATTGCTGAAAATAAACAAGCCGCCGAAGATACCGCCTCTGCATCTGACAGTGAAAAAATCAGGCAGTGGACGCAGGATGAAATAGCGAAAGCCAGAGCCGGTATTGATAAAAAATATGCCGATCCTAAAACACCAAATAAACGCGATTATCGTATTGATGAAGGCACAAAGGCAGAAGAAATAGCATTAAAAGAGCAAATTGCGCTTGAGTCAAAATTGCGCGTACTCAAGGAGCACAAATCTGTTACGGATGTAATCAGTGCTGAACGCAAAAAGCTGTGGGAAACCGAAGCACAGATTGCTATCACTGAAGAGGCCAGAGGCAAGCGCCAGTTAACCAAACAGGAGCAGGCTCTGCTGGCAAATAAATCGGCTGTTCTGGCTCAGCATGAGAAACTGGCACTATTAGGCGATGAAGTTGTTGCTCAGGAGCGCCTGAATAAACTTCAGGACCAGGCTGACAAATACGTAAAACAGCAGACTGAAAAGCAAAACGCTATCCGTGACAGCATCGGCAAATCCTCACGTGAGGCACAACAAACTCTGGAACGGTCGCAAATTCTCTCAGCGCACCAGGATAATCCTCGCCTGAATGACATGCTGGCGGCTCAGGCTGCAACATATGCGGCAGAGGAAGAAAAACGCGCTAACTGGCTTGCTGGTGCTCAGACTGCGTGGGGGGATTACCGTGATGCTGCACTGGATTCAAATACTCAGATCCAAAATGCCACCATGGCGGCACTGAACGGATTTTCAACTGAATTGACCTCTGTTCTGACAACGGGTAAAGCCAATTTCCGGGAGTTCACGACATCCATACTGAAAATGCTGACAGAGATCTTTGTTAAAAAATCGATTGTTATGGGGATGGATGCCATGGGGTTTAATTTTACCCCAAATGCTAAAGGAGGCGTCTACAGCTCTCCGTCACTGAGCGCGTACAGCGGGCAGGTAGTACATACCCCGACAATGTTTGCCTTTGCAAAAGGGGCTGGGGTAATGGGCGAGGCTGGACCTGAGGGGATTTTTCCGCTTCGTCGTGGTCTTGATGGGAAGCTTGGGGTGGTGGCTAAAATGGCTGGTGGAGGTGATGGTGTAGTTCAGCATTTTAATATCACTATTCAAAATGATGGCAGCAATGGACAGATGGGCCCGCAGGCAACTCAGCAGATCCTGAAGCTGGTTGAGCAAAAAACTAAGCAGGTTATTGCATCTGAGCGTCGTCCCGGCGGAGCAATGGGGTAACAATGGAAACATTCACCTGGAAAGTTAAACCCGGTATGAACATTGAGAGCGAACCCCGAGTTCGCTCTGTTCGTTTCGGTGATGGCTATGAGCAGCGCCGACCTGATGGTTTTAATATTAACCTTGAAAAATACAGCATTACATTATCACCAAAGAATGCTGAGGCTCAGGTTGTCAGGGCTTTTCTTGAGAAACATGCGGGCGTGACTGCATTTTTCTGGAAACCCCCTCATCAAACGCAAGTGATCGCGGTATTATGCCGTAAATGGTCGTTTTCAGTAGGGGCGATCAGAACTGAGATCACTGCTGAGTTTGAGCAAACTGTTGCATAAAAAGAGGGCGCATGACTAATCAGTCAGATTTTTTAATGTTCTATGGGTATTTTATAATTTTACTTATTATTGGTGTTGTTATTTATAAAAGATCTGGATTTTTGAGAATGGCGATAATCTGCTGTTTATTGCCAGTAATATCATTTCTTATAATACAATACACGTATGAAATAAATTATAAAATGTTTGACGTAATCGGGCGGTTTGATGCATATAACCCACTGCTTATGGCCTATTTACCGCTTCCGGTTGGCTTTATAGTCGCATTTCTGCTAAAGAAGAAAAAGAACAAAAATAACGTCAATAAATAACCCGCTCCGGCGCTGAGGAATCCCCAG